CTTGCAGATCCTCTAAGAACCATACCAGTCTTAGCATATCCAAAGTAATCTCCCTGTGCTTGCTCACTTAAGGACTTAGTATCAATATTTAATATAGTTGTAGTTGCTGAATATGTAGATGGAAGATCCGTTGCTCCACCAGAAGCACTAGCTAATTGAACAGTTCCAGGAGTACCTAAAAATGTTTCTAAACCTGTTGCTCCAACTTGTGAAATATATGGATTCTTTTTGAATACTGCAGTTGGTGCATTAAAAGGCCCTTCTCTATGGTTTGCTTGTGCAACTCTAAATTTAATAAATGGTTTATCAGTACCTTCTGCTTGAACACCTATACCAGGAATTGCACCTCTAACAGTTTCACCTACCTGGAAAGTTCCAGATTGCATTGTAATTTCCATTAATTTTGGAGTACAATATCTCTTAACTTTCACCCCATCAAAGAAGGGATACATTTGAGTTAATGGTTTGCATTTAGTAGCTCTGAATTCTATATTCCTAGAACGCATTATTTGTACAAGATCTCTGCTGACTACTTTATCACCAATAGATTCATTATCCCATTGCTCAGTAACAACCTTTCTTGTACCAGATCTTCTAGATGTACCTGTATCATAAGTATCTCTAATATTATCTTTCATTGTTGTAGTAGTTGTCATTTCAACCATTTGAGAATGGTTTCTTCCACGACCACCATTAATCCAACCAGCCTTAATAATTTCTTCTACTTCTTTCTTTCCTGTTACTTTTCTTTGTTCTGTACGGTCAGTAAAACTTTGACCAGTCCAAGTAGTTTCCCATGCATTCCAAACTACTGGAGCTTGACCAGTTTGTGGGTCAACACCAAATTGTTGCATTGCTTGAGCTGTAACACCTGCAAAATTACCTTCTTGTTTAATAATTTTTGCTTTAATTCTTGCAGTATCTACCCAAGTATCTGATGATGGTGATAGTTTTACTTTTGCTTGCCAGAAACTTACTAAGAATGGTGTAACACTTTCAGTCCTAGTAGCAAATTGCTGACTTAACCACTCAACTTCAGTGTAATCAAGAGTAACAACATCTCTACCTTTCTTAATATTAGTACCCTCTGGATCCATAAATGTTCTATCAACATTAGCAGCAACCCCTTCAACAGGTCCAGGAATAAGATCAACTGATGTTGTATAATGCTGTGGTCTCAATTCCTTAAGTGCTGGATCTAAACTATTTTTTATCTTAGTACTAGTCTCTTGTGGTAAAAGTGAAGTAAAGTTATCAACATAAAAACCAGATTTAAATTTATTCATTCCATCAGCATCTGGAAGGAACATATTGGCAGTTTCTGTCTCAAGAAGAGATAATGATGTATAATATTCAAGACTCTTGATTCTATCCTCAAGATCCTTAATATCTTTCATCCTATATCGTTTATGCTTCATAAACGAAAGTGTAGCATCATCAGTATCAAAGAGATATGGTGGCAAATTAACACTACCAATTTCTATTGCATCATCAATAGATATAGGCATTTCTTGCTTCTCTGATGGATCACCATACTGAACCTGGAATTTTCCAGTTTTATCCAAGAATATTCTATCTACTCTACCAACATAGAATGAGAAATTAGTAGTAATAGTCTCATCAGATGCTAAAATGTTTTTAGCAGAATTTCCACTAGAAGCAAAACTTCTTCCATAGAATTCTAATGGAGATCTCTTAGATTCTGTTACCGTATAAGTACTAACTTTTGGTCTTATATCAATAGTATCAGTAACCTTATCACCATTAATTGTTGGAATATCCCTCGAATAATCCCAAGTATCATATGAATTTTTTGTTGTAATATCACCATCATCGGTATCATCATAATACCCATTAGCAAAATAGACTCTTATAGTTCTCTTTGGTGGTTTAGCATTAGAAACTCTTCTAATAAAACCATAATCATAGAATGATGGTCTTTGTCCAGTATTAAATGTGTAATGAGTAGATATATCTCGACTTGGATTATCTAAAGTAGTAACAACTCCTTGAACATTAGATTCTTCAAAAGTAACTACTTCACCTTCTTCAAAACCATCAGTATTTTTTTGAATATATGATATTTGAGCATCTGTTAAAGTTTCTGCAACAATAGCAACTGCACCACTACTAGCACCCTTAATTCTTTCACCTACAATAAGATCAGTTGTTTTTGCAGTGGGACCATTTAAAGTAGATAAGGTCATCTTAGGCGCAGATGGAGCACTTGTATCAAGAGATTCATAAATGCCATGAATCCTAATAACATCAGCCTCATTTAATGCAATCTCTTCATCTTGGACTCTTGTTCCAATTGGGAAATCACCACGAACCAAACCATCATTTAAAGTTGTTGCACCAATACCAGATCCTGCTTTTGCTGACGCATTGATAACAGTAGAATTAACTCTGTTTAATCTCTTAATCTTAGCAGAAGGTTTTGACTTCTGTAATGTTGTTATTAATGTACATCCAGCAGAATCAGCACCACCCGTATTAATCTGTAAAATAGTAGATCCAGAAGAAAACTGGAACATATCAGAAGTAAGTGCTATAGTTGTTCCATCTGCTCTAGTTAAAGAATATCTCTCTTCATCATATGCTAAAAATGCTTCATTAGTATCTGCAGTTAAGGCAGAAGAAAGTTGACCACCAACAATACTTACCGTTTGTGTTTTTCTAATACTTAATACAGCATCTGAAAGATCAACATCTGATACCAACATCTTCGGCATCAATGTAAATAAAGTATTCTCAGTTGATGCTGATAAAGGACTTGTTACTAGTTTTAAGTTAGGAACATTTAATGTAGTATTAGCAGTACCTTTATATAATGCACCTTGTTGAACTCCAGTTACCGTTGAAACTCCAGTAACAACTACATTAGCAGAATTAACCTCAGTTATTCTTACATATGAACTTTCATTATTACCAAGACCACCAAATGAAAGAATATTATCAACTCTTAATTTTCCTGGGAATAGTGTGTTTTCACTGGTTATCGTACTAATTGAAACAGCACCACTTCCAGTTGCGGAAGTCATTGTTGCTTCTCCAAAAATAAATGCATCTTGCTGTATAACATCAGCACAGAAAGTTCCAATACCAGCACCAACCCTATTACCTAACTGTGGTCCACCATACAATTGCTTAACATCTCCAATTCCATATGATGTTACAGCAACTGCAACACGACTATTTGGATTCTGACTAGCATCATTTCTACTAAAGATAAATGGTTCATTCTGTAAAAACTGACCATTTGTACCATAGATATCCATAGATGTACTGTTACTAACAGCATTCATCAAATATCCAGTAGCACCACTATACTTTCCTTTTATATGTGTAGGAACAGGTAAAGTAATATTCTCATTTAATGTTATACGAGTACTTAATTGAACATCATATAATGAAATATCCCACTCATTAGTATTAGAATTGCTAGCAGAATATGATCCAGATTCTAATGCATTGTCATAAACTCTGGCAACACCAATCTCTTGGCCAGCCACCTTGCCGTCACCAACAGTTCTTTGACTTCTTAAACTAACAATATAAGTATTACCTATTCCAATAACAGGTGCTCCATGTACTCTATTAAGAGTAAGTGTTGTACCAGTATTATATGATACTCCTTGAGTTTCTAATTTTTTAGATGTTCTTGGTTTATCACAATCCAAGAAAGATGAAGAAATTGTTTCTACTTCATACCCTTTTACAAATGCCTTTCCTGGACTTACTTGATATAATGCAAGATCATCAGAAGCTAAAGTCCCTGAAGGGGTAGATTCTCCATCCGAAAATATACCATTATTACCAGTACCATTATTTAAAGAATTCCTTACAGTAATAGTAAATGGTTTTATGGTATAATCACCAGATTCCTCATATGTTCTACGAGCAAGTTCATCATTAATAAAATTATATTCGGGATTAACTTTTTGGGATGTTAAAGTACCATTATCAACAGTTGCTAATTCTATAAAATTAGAATCATTAAAATCATCTAATGGTTTTGAATATAAACTAGCAGAAATCTTTAAACGGTCTGCACCAGGTGCAGCATAATTATTAAAACCTTTAGAATTATCTGCTAAAGTTGGATCCTCATCAGCATTAAGAATATCTTCTTCAATTCTTAAACCAATTCTTCCACTAGGAGTAGCATCATATTGACTTAAAATTATAGTCTCATCATGTACATTAACAAAATTACCTCTTATAAAATAAACACCATTTGATATAGAAAATGATGCAGCAGTAGAAGTTGCATTCTGTGCTATACAAGATGCAAATGATTCCCCAGAAGGAATATATGCATTATTTGAAGAGTCAGAAGTTATATCACTATCTGCTATTAAAAGTTCTCCATCATTAAACTGTTTAATAGAACTATCTTCAACACCAGAAGATATGTAAGACACATATATTGTTAAATTTCCTCTTTCAGACTCAGTTGCTTCTAAAACCTGATTAACTATAGCAGTCACACCAGTTGACATTCCAATTATCTTTCTACCAACCAACTGTTCAATATAGTAATTTACGGGTACACCTAAGTGAGTATTATTTAATTCTACAGCAAAATACTCTGGAGAATACGCTGTATTTCCAGGAATAACCTTAGACCCTTCCTTAAAAAAGTGCTGACCAAACTTCTCAATCTGATTCTGCAATATTGACTGCAGACCAGTTAATTCTCTTGCTTGGACAGGATATCCTGGTTTAAAGAGAACCTTATGATAATTAGAATCCTCTGCAAAGTCGTCAAAATATGGACTGACGTTGAGATTAGTTTGTTGGGCCATAGTATTTTAGAACTGTAATATGATCTTAACGTCTTCTTTTTGGTTTGAAGATCGTGTAATAGAAGGTCTGTGGTCAACGTAAATCATATTTCCAGAATATTTTTTAATTTCTGGGTTTGCTAATCCTTTTGTAAAGGATTGACCAAGGTAGTATGTCCTATTATTTATTGAGGTAGATAGACCACTAAATGTAGTACTAATAGACAAATTAGCACTACCACCTACAATAATTCGATTACCACCTGATGTTGGATCTGAAGTAAATCGCGTAGTATCATAACCATAAGTTGGGTTTGTTTGAGCAGTACCAACAGTATTAAAACCAGCAATGGTTCTATCCTGCCAATACTTCAATACTCCAGTAGTTTGATCATATGAAACAACCTTACCAACAGCAGTAACACCAGTACCAACAGTCTGTGTAATTATACTATCACCAGCAAAAGATACTGAACTATATCCAGTACCTGCTAATCTTAATGCATAAGTAGCAGATGCTTTATCTAAAGTAAGTAACTGTGTAGAACCCCATGCATATGGATTCTCAATAATACCAATTCTTGCGAATTGGTTTCCTGTAATAAAGTCAGGGTTCTCTGCATCATTTTCAATTCGTGCATAAAGAAGAGCATTTGTAGCACCCAATTCGCGGTAAATATCCTTA